TAAGATCGGTATAAACAGGAGTAGCACCAGTTGCTGCTTGAGCAACAGTTTCTACATTGTTTCCTGATCGGATGTAGATTTTCTGGTCAACTATATTAATAGCCATCTCGCCATCTTCGAGGTCAACTAGACCAGGAATTTGACCTTGCGTGGTACTTCTTTTTGGTTTAATGCGTGTAGGCATTACTTCAAAATAGATGTGTGACTCATAGTATTTATCAGAAGTAACTTACCGATAATACAACTCTAACTTTTTGATCGGTACATGTAGTACTATAATGTTCATTTGATCCATCAAAAAGAACAACTCTATTTTCCACACTCTCTACTTTACTATCACGAAATCCAGTATATCCATCGCAGGTATTAAAATATAAAACGGCTGTTTTATGTGGGTATTTAAAATCCTGATGATAGTCATGTTCTAATAGTTTACCAATATTAGTATACAAATTAATCCTTGCACGGATAAGAGACTTAACTTCTAAGTGATGAACAAAAAGATAATCAAGTTCTTTCATGAATGAACTCAATGGTTCAAATCTATCAAATAATCTATGAGTAAAAAAGAAATGCTCATCGTTCATTTCTCCCAAGTTAGCCACCTCTTGACAAAAAACCCAGGGAAATTGAGTGCTGAACACACAATTTTTTAGATGATCAAAGTAATCTTGATCTAAAAAGTTATCAATAATTGTCGGCGTAGTATTCATAGAGATTGAACGCAATAGATATACGAGTTTCTTTTGTGTAATTTGGTGCTACATTATGAGATAATGATGCAGGAAATAATATCATTAATCCGTCATGAGGATCAATACTAAAAGTAGTATCCTGGGTTAAAGATAAGTTATGGTCATCTAGATGATGAAAAGTAAGGTCACCAGAATTATCTGGAACATCAACATAAAGAACTCCTGCTATAGATGAACCGGGGTGAGTATGTCTAACATTATATGACCCAATACAATTTATATTGAACCACATGTTTGAGAGACGAGGATCAAATTTAATATCAACATTCTCGTGTTGCTTATATACTGCAACTAAATTTATAATCCTCTCGCTCATGTAGTTTAAGAAAGGAGTAAAGGATTTATCCAGATAAAAATCATCTGGACTTTGATACCCATTTACATTACTCCTCCAGTTTGGTTGGTATACTTTAGAATAATTTTCTATCCAATCTATAAATTCATCTTGAATATCCTCAAAATTATTATCTTCAGATTTAGCCACAACATATGGCAAGATAGAAAAAGATTCTTCAGTCAATGTAGTTATTCCTCTCAAGCCATTCTCTTGTCATAGGAGTTGGTTCATATACTTCCCACATATTACCACCAGCACATGCTGCAAGAGCATTCATAGTCATATTTTCAGTCTTGCCTGCCCACATTGCTTCCTTCTCCCACGGAATTGCTCCTGGTTGTAATGCATATGTCCGCTTCACCATCTCTTGCCACAACATTGGCACATCATCTTCAGGCATAATAATAGCAATCATACTATTATCAATTGTGCCTGCCATACAATCTTGTGCAGCATGCCACCCTTCATGACGCATGACACTCATCAATACACCAGGGCGTGACATAAATGCTTTGTTCAAAAAGAAGTTATTACTTACAGTATGATAGACGCCACGATGTCCTACTGGAAAATACTTCTCGTCAGCAAGATATACATTCACACCAATCTGATTCAAGGAGTGAATCATATTGTTGAACTCACCTGTCACTCCAGTAAACTTTTCTGGGTTGGGATATTCAGATGATACATCCAATAAAGAGTACACTTTCGCTACACCTTCAGTACATTCACCGAGTAGCATACACCCCATAGAATGCATAGAGTAATACTCATCATCTTTGAGAGGTTCTGCAATTGCAGCAGGGATAGTCAGACATGCTGCCATCAAGGCCATGATAATTTTTTTCATAATTAAACTCTAAAATGAATTGGTTGATAATCTGATTGAGGTAAAGACTGTTGAATTTCAAGTTCTTGACCCTTGACTACAATCTTTGCGGGAGGAAGTCCCTGTTGTCCAGGTAACTCTTTGTCTGTAGTAGCCGTAATATCAATAACTTGATCAGTAATAAATTTATTTTTCCTATATGTTCTACCAGGGACCATGGAACATAAGTTTATTGCATCGCGTTCCCATCCACAGTCAGCATACTTCTGACCAAGAGGAGAATATACTGAGTAATATTCATTTCCCATAAGAGAATGTGTGGTTATTCCCAACTAATTATAGCATATTTATTTTATAGGTCAAGCTCAAGTTGTAGTTTGCGTTCTTCCTCTATTCTATTGTGCTCTGCCCACATGTCAGCAACCATATCAACGCTATGTACTGGTGGTTGATGGATAGGAGTAGCATTTTGCCACTTATCAATCGCTTCCTGTGTAGGGATGGCAATTCGGAAAGGAATATCATCTCTAATAAACTCTTCATTCATATCAATGTATGTTTGAGGAGTGATCTCAACTTTTTTCATTTAATAAATTTCTCCTTTGATAATACCTTCACGGTTTTTTAATTTCCATACAATGTAGTCCATAGTAGGAACACATACAGGATTCCATCCAGCAAAAGTGGTGTGTTCTCCACTTGGAATCTTCCAACACTCAGCATTATCGCTGTCAAGGTCTAGTGACTCACGATATGCTTCATCACCCATCACAACAACTGCTCTCTCTGCTTGATTCAAACTAGTGAAGCAAGCAAAACAATTCTCTTTAATGATGTCAGGGATATGGTGCTTCATAATGTTCTCTCAAGTCTTTCAGTTGCTTGGTCTGGGAAATCTCTTGGTCTACTATCAGTAGCATTGTCAGTTCTAGGAGAACCTTCGTTCGCCTTCATAGTATGTTGGAAGTTGATTCTCTTGTATCTAATACAAAATGGATCTGGCATCCAGTATGTCACCTGCCAATCAATCAAAGGATTTAACTCCAGATGCTTCTCTACAGAATGATTGAAGATACCGATCTGAATATATCCATCATGGGTAACACATGAGTTGTCACCAACAGATACTACAAATAGTTTCTTCATGATTTAAATAATAAACTACAAACTAGATACAATCCCATTGCAGACCAGTATCCCAAAGTTGGTAATCCAAAAATACTTGGTATGACAGCATTCCATATCAACATAAGCATCAAAGGTAATACAAGGACAATTATACCTACATCTATAAGACTTCGTGATAATTTTTTCATTGGATTGCAAGTGGTTGTAGACGCTCAAGAATCTCACGATAGGCAGGAACAATATCACCTTCATCCTTTCTGAATAAATCCTTATCGAATCTTTCGTTACTACCAATCTTCCAGAGCCTCATACTGTCAGGACTAATCTCATCGGCAAGATACAAATCACCATGAGCATCATAACCATACTCAACTTTAAAATCTACAAGGTCAATGCCCATGATGTAAAACATCTGACGGAGATAATCATTAATCCTTAGTGTCATCTCAATGAAAGGTTCAGGATTATATCCCATCAGACGCACACGGTCTGGTGTCAGGAGAGGGTCATGCTTGCTATCATCCTTCAGAAAGAATTCTACAATCGGTTGTGGAAGTGGAGCACCTTCTACCAGAGTTGTCTCTCTTACAATAGATCCAGCAGCACGGTTCCTACAAATAACTTCTAGTGGAACGATGTCTACTTTCTTACAGATCATCTTGTTCGCACCAACCATATTAATATAATGAGTTGGGATAAGTTCTTTAGAAAGCTTCTCAAAAATAATAGATGAGATACTACAGCAGAGAGAACCTTTGCCCAGTGGATGATCAACCATCTCACCGTTTCCAGCAGTTACTTTGTCATGATACTCAATGATCACACGATCAGCATCGTCACCTTGATATACAGTCTTAACCTTGCCTTCTATAATTACTTCCATAAAAAAGAGGGTGTTTAACCCTCGTATTATATCACTCTTCAGTTTGCTTGTAAAGGTCTTCTAGTTTTTCTCTGCTGAGATCAACATACATCAACTCTTCACCTGCCTGTGGTGCTTCTGGATGCTTTGGTTTAGGAGGATTCCTCATCTCTATGTTAATAGATTGAATGTTACTCCACATCATTGCAAACGCAGCACCACCAATGGCAGCGAAGCATACGAAGTATAAGAAGACTTCAAAGTTATTCATGATCACTAAAGTGCTTTTCGATAACTTCGATACGCTCTTCTTCATGAGCAATGATATCTAATTGTTCCTGAATAGCACCGAGCACATCAGGGTGCTCACCAATACCAACAGGGTTGTGTAGATAAACTTCTACATTTGCTTTTGCTTTGGCAATGTTACCACCAGCATCAGCAAGTAGAGCATCTAACATTTTAACACGAAGATTGCAAGACATAGTATTTAAGAGTTAGTTTGTAGTGATGTCATTGTATCATGAAGTTCTCCAACATCGCGGAGACCTTCTACTGAGAACCATGGAGCATTAGCCCAACTGAATCCTTCACCCATCGTGCTATCTGGTGCTGTAATATACCAATGACATGCTGTGTCTGGTACATCTACGGCACACTTAGACCAATCGTCACTCCACTGTGGGACTTGAACCCACATAATGGCAGCAAATATAAAACTGAATAGTGATTTGATCATGTCTTATTAAAGGTTATGGGTCTAAGTTTTAATTAGAAGAATCGTTATTAAAGAGTCTCAGTTTTATGAGGTGATCTAGTGAGAAATTACCAGGACCACTGAGGACAATACATGCTGCACCTCCCCAGTAAAGAACTAAGAGTTCTAACAAGTATATATTGAATCCCGATGTAACTAGAGCATGATAAATTGCGAATGATATTGTACCTAAGATTGCCAAGGCACCCAGACGAGTGCCGAGTCCACAGATAACCATCCAACTCCCCACAACCTCAGCAAATGCTGCGAAGTATGAGGAGACGATTGGGAATGGAAGATGCAATGGTCTTACAAATGCATCCGCAAAGTTTTCAATGTTCTCTAGTTTCTCATATCCATGATGGATAAGCATAGTGCCTAACGCTATACGAAGTAGTAAGAATCCTAGAGATTGAATCACAGTGCGTTACCTCTTGGTAGAACTTCTTCAGGGAAGATGAAGTTCTCATGTGGTTGATCAGCAGGTGCCAACCATGCACGGAGTCCTTCGTTGAGAAGGATGTTCTTGGTGTAGAAGGTCTCAAACTCAGGATCTTCTGCTGCTCTGATCTCTTGACTTACGAAATCGTAAGCACGAAGATTGAGAGCAAGGCCAATAATGCCAATACTGGATGTCCAAAGACCCATAACAGGCACAAACAACATGAAAAAATGAAGCCACCGCTTGTTAGAAAACGCAATACCGAAGATCTGCGACCAGAAGCGGTTTGCAGTGACCATAGAATAAGTCTCTTCTTCCTGTGTCGAATCAAACGCCTTAAAGGTATTTGCTTGTTCTCCATCTTCATACAATGTATTCTCTACAGTTACCCCATGGATGGCACTGAGTAGTGCTCCACCTAGTATACCTGCTACTCCCATCATATGGAAGGGGTTCAGCGTCCAGTTGTGGAAACCCTGAAGGAAGAGTAGGAATCTAAAGATTGCTGCTACCCCGAAACTAGGTGCAAAGAACCATGAAGACTGACCCAGTGGGTAGATAAGGAATACGCTGACAAATACAGCAATGGGTCCAGAGAATGCAATTGCGTTGTAGGGACGGATTCCAATTAGGCGAGCAAGTTCAAATTGCCTAAGCATGAAACCAATGAGAGCAAAGGCTCCGTGGAGTGCCACAAAATTCCAGAGTCCCCCAAGTTGGCACCACCGCTGGAAATTCCCCTGAGACTCAGGACCCCAAAGTAGCAGAAGAGAATGACCCATAGCATCAGCAGGCGTCGAGACAGCTGCCGTAAGAAAGTTAGCACCCTCAAGATAGGAAGAAGCAAGGCCATGGGTGTACCAGCTCGTGACAAAAGCTGTGCCAGTAAGCCAACCGCCAATGGCAAGATAAGCAGTGGGAAGAAGAAGGAGTCCAGACCAACCCACAAAGACAAAGCGATCCCGTTTAAGCCAGTCATCAAGGATATCAAACCATCCCCTCCGTTGTTGTTGTAGTGTTGTCGTCGTCATTTTTGTTTACCGTTTTAAAATGTTTTGACACTTTACAATAGTAACACACAAAGTATGGGAACTACTAGAGTAAGAATGCCTATAAAAAACCCCCCCACATATGTGAGAGGGTGAAGACTACCATCAGGCATATCAGCCCACAGTAGGTGCGGTAAGAGCAACAGGAGTTGACTCAGCAGCAGCAAGATCCAATGGGAAGTTGTGTGCGTTACGCTCATGCATAACTTCCATACCAAGACCTGCACGGTTCAGTACATCTGCCCAGGTGTTCAGTACACGACCTTGACCATCGAGAATGGACTGGTTGAAGTTGAAACCATT